CTCTTTGCCCTCTGCCTCATCCCCCTTGCTCTCAGATATAACATTAACGTTGGCAAGTTTGGCAGAAGCAGAATCCTCTGAGGATTTACCCGTTTCGTTTGCATCTGTCGTATCAGTTTTCCCCTTTAGACGTTCTAGGCTGGCGAGCGCCAGTAATGCAAATAGTGGAGATAGTGGAACCGCTGCGACTTCAGCCATTGTCTCTCTACTTCAAAAAAACCACATCTAGAAGACATGAGCACTCAGGATATTGTTATCCTCTCTGCGATTGAGGCGTTTGGAGACTTCAACCTGCGTTGGTATGCTCAGTCCAATAACCCAATTTACTTTGGATATGGAGTTATTGGTTATATAGGCGTTGTCTTCTACCTAATCAAGTGTCTACGGACCCAAAATGTGATGTATGTGAACGGCATGTGGGATGGAATATCGACTATCATAGGAACTCTAGCGGCATATGTTGTATTGGGGGATCGACTTGACCGACCAATGCAGTATGCTGGACTACTTTTACTTGTTGCGGGGATCTTCATGCTTAAAAATAACTAGTGGTGGCGCTTGGTAAACGCCCGCCCGGAACGCGCACGGGCTGCCTTCTTGCGAGATACAATACGCCCATACTTGTTCATCATCAGATCGGCCTTGGTCAGTCCACCCGGCGTCTTCTGGCAGGTTCCGTTCCACACCTTGCGACGAGATCCACATACACGCTGAGTCTTCATTACTTGTTAGCGAGAAAATTGAAACGGACCGCAGGAAGGCTAAGAATCCTTGGAGGTGGTTCAGTGTAGCTTGCCTGTTCAATTTTACCGCAGTATATGTCCTTTCTCCAAGATGTTGGGAACGTCTCATTTTTCTCAGGTGGAAACGATGGACCGAGTCCAATGTGCGCAAGTAGTTTGGGCGCAACCAGTGGAAAGATGCGCGAGCTCAGAAAATCCTGATCCCACGCCATGCCCCTGTATTCTGGGTTCGCTTCATACAGCGCATACTGTTCATGAATATTGACCCCTGGAGTTTTGCGCATTCCCCAGAGACCGCCCATAAGCCTGCACGTATGATCTGGGTGATCACGAATCGTATGGGCAACATACGGCGACTCGAGAAATCGCTGAATTGCCCACCGATCACGTGAATGGATGCGAGAATCCGCATCACGCACAAACATAATGTCCACGTCGGGTTCATCAATCGGGAAAAAGCGGTGAATCATGTTCACGATGCCGGTTATCCCAGTGAATCGAACAATCACTCGAGGAGCAGATTGAAGCATACTAATCATATCTGGGGTTACATCCGACCCGATATAGACATACACAAACCAACCCGGAAAGTATTTGTGAATCAACTGAATGTTCTGAATCATGCCCGGATAATACCGGTCATTATATGGACCGTATAAGCAGAATGAAAAGACATTCATCTTATCTTTGTTGGGTCAAAATCCTCTGATGTCTAATTAATGCGGATTCAGGATCTGAAGACAGTGTATATCTGTCCAGACCACAATGAGAAATATCACCAGCGGAAACTCCACATGGATTCGCTTCTGACCAGTCTTGGTTTCAACAAGTTTACCCACTATAAGTCCGGAACGGATGCCTATCCAAAGTGTCTAACAGATGCAGTGATAGATATCCTACGTGGCCATATGAATGATGAGCCCCTATTGATATTAGAGGACGATATTGAGTTTAATGGAGTAGGTGAAGTTGACCTTGTAAAGGATGCAGATGCAATCTATATCGGTAATTCCCGTTCAGGTGGCCATCCCACGTCGAATATCCATTTTGATGAATGTAAATTTGAACCCTATTCGGATACGCAGGTGCGTGTTCTGAATATGCTAGGCGGACATGCAATTATCTATTGCTCGTCTGCATTCAAAACTGCGGTCATTACTTCACTTACCGCTTCGGATACAAACCACGACATTCTATTATCAAGGCTACAGTCATCATTCAAGGTGTTAGGGAACAAGAAACCGTGTTTTTTTCAAGCTGCGAAGTTCAATGATGGGATTGATAAAATTGAAAAATGGACAGACTTTGAGTTAGTCAGTCCGACACTTCACTTGATTGCAACGAATAAGTATGTATCCTTCCTTCCTGAGATGACCAAGAGCGCATATACTCATTTTTTCCCTAAAACGCAGCGCCATATAGTTATCTATACAGACATACCTAACGCTAAAGATTATGTAAGAATTGAAGATGAGAATACATCAACGATTGTATTTCACTATGTTCATATAGACCATGAAGCATGGCCTCTCATAACCCTGAAGCGGTTTCATAGATTCTCTAAGTGCCCATTGAATGTTAGCCACAGCTTCTACTGTGATGTAGATGCATTCTTCACAAAGACATTGACAACAGATATGCTGAATGATTTACTCTATGGCACAGTTCACCCGGGATATAAGGGCGGAAAAGGGACTGTGTGCTCGAATCCGAATAGCACATCTTGTATTCCGGTTGGAGAGAACGCAGTCTATTTTTGTGGGGGGTTCTTTGGTGGTGATCATACTCTCTTCATGAAGATGGCCCATGAGCTATGCGAACGTATTCAGACAGATCTTAACAATGGAGTTATGGCAGATTGGCATGACGAGTCTCACCTCAACTGGTATTTTTGGAAGAATCCACCTTCAGTCCTTACCTATCCATTTGCACTTGCAGAACCGACAAACCCGTTCCCTACTACACATGTTGTTTTCATTGACAAATCAATTCGAGGAGGCCATGACACGCTCAGAGACATTCCTCGCCCACTTCAAAAACAAAGAGGATTGGTCAGAACAGCGGGGGGGTTTCGTTTAACTAATCTTTTTTAATAGCAATGAGGCTTCAAGAGTTCAAGGTGGTCTATATCTGCCCGGATCACAATGAAAAGTATCACGCACGGAAACTCCATATGGATTCCATGCTTGCTGATTTAGGGTTCAAAGATGTCGTTCATTACAAGTCTGGAACTGAAGGATATCCGAAGTGTCTAGCCGATGCAAACGTGGAGATACTTACTCAGTATATGAATGAGCCGATCCTTCTCCTGGAAGATGACGTAGAATTTACCGGCGTTTCAGAGTTTGATTTTGTTCACGGTGCAGATGCTATTTATATTGGTATTAGCCAGTGCGGAGGCCATGCTACGGAAAACTACAATGATAAGTTGGCTATCTTTACACCCTACTCAGGAACACAGGTTAGAGTTCAAAATATGTTAAGCACGCACGCAATTTTGTATATCAGCTCTGCCTATAAGCAGGCTGTGATTAACCAACTGAAAGACTGTAAAGGGCATACTGATATCGCCATCACGCGTATTCAGCCGAACTTTCGAGTTCTGGCAAATAAATCACCATCGTTCTTTCAATCGGCCAAGTTCAATGCACCAGGGTATTTAGATATCTACACGCGATTCATTATTGATGACAAGTGGCTCTATCCAACGAAGAAGATCTTTAAGATCAATCTAAAGAAAGCATAACAAGTAGTAAAAATGTCCGATATATATGAACAGTTTTGTGAATGTGTCCAAAGGATTGTTGCAACGGAGAACATGACTGGCTTCAAACAGGACCCATCAATTAAGGGTGTCCTTGAGCATGTGTCCACAAGTCTCGGCGCAGAGTATCTGGCAGTTATACGTTCTAAGTTTGCACTTTCCGATGAGGAAATTACGTCTTACGGGATCATCAATGATAAGATTGGTTCGCCTACGCTGATTAATTATGGAAGCATTACAATATCACCTAGTTCCCTGCGATATGTTCTCCACGCATGTTTGGCACTCAAACAGTGCGTAGAGACCGGGAACATGACTCCGGATATTGTCGAGGTTGGATGTGGATACGGTGGACTAATGATTGCGATTAATCATTATAGCTCACGATTTGGAGTAACGCCGAGGTTATACACGATGATTGATTTGGATGCACCATCGTCTCTTCAGAAGCTCTATACTGGATCGTTCCCAGTTCAGTATCCTGTTCGATTTGAGTCGGCATCGACCCACGGCGCAAAGGTAGAGGGAACGAACAATTTCCTAATCAGCAACTACTGCTTTAGTGAGATTCCGGATTCAGAGCAAAGGCAGTATCTCCAGACACTGTTCCCGAAGTGCCCCCATGGTTTCATTGTTTGGAATCATATTCCGGTGTATGATATTGGGAAGCGGATGACCATCGAGAAAGAGTATCCCTTGACAGGCTCCTACAACTACTACGTATACTTCTGAAGGAAATACTCAAGATCCTCCGGAATGCCAAGTCCCCACATCCGTGTGCAGTCCGACACAGTGATCTTTAATCCATCTGCAATTGCCTCATTATAGACAGGAACAGTATAGAACTCATTATTGACACGGATGTTCTTTGCAATCATCTGTTCTGCAAATCGAACAAAATCAGCACCGCGCTTCCACATGTAAACACCTGTGGTCGCATGGTTCGAGAAGGGGTCTTTCTCACGCACTTCGGTTACATATTCATCCTTTACAGCAGCATACGACCACTTAGGATTTCTATTTCCATCAAATGTGGATATCTTACCATCTGCACGAGACCTCAAAAAGGAGGATATGAACTCGCCCACATCAAACTCGATGAACTGATCGCTGTTCGCAATTAGTAGCGGAGTTTCATTGTTAATGAGATTCTTCGCAAGAAGAACAGTGCACGCAGCCCCTTCAGTAACCTTGTCAACCACGAGAATCTCGCATCCCGGCGCAATCGAACGCAAGTGATCCTTACACGATTCTGGGTAATCTGCGCGGATTATAAATACAAATTTAGCATTCGGAACCGCTAGGTTATCAACAACCCAGGATATCATCGGCTTTCCACGAACTGGAATGAGAGGCTTCGGATCAACATACCCGGCCCTTGTAAACCGACTTCCATTCCCCGCCATCGGGATTACAATTGTAATGGGTGTGAGCGCTGCCATTACAAATTCCTCGGTTAAAGATGACGGTGACGGAACTCTAACAACATGTGCTCCACTCGCCCGTGCCGCCGTAAGACCGATTGGAGAATCTTCGAAGATTATTGTCTCGGTCGGCATAACGTTCGCACGTCTCTGACAAAGGGTATATATCTCCGGATCTGGTTTCGGTGCGATCACATCCTCATTCGATAGCGTAAACGTAAAGAGATGACGAATGCCAAGTGCGTCGAGAGCGGAATCAAGAGTTGCTCGTATGCAGTTGGTCGCACATGCTACAGAATATCCTTCAGCTCGCAGGCGAGTGAGTATAACTTGTAGTGTGGGAGAATGTGCTACACGGGATACAGCGAGAGATGTCAAAACCTGCTTCCTACTGAAAATAGCTTCGAACAGCAGAGGAGATAACCCTTTCTTCTGGAGAACACCGAGCTTTGTGCGTGTACTACGTCCGTTATGAACCGTTTCATGGTCGTGACGTGAAATAGCGTGCTGTGCCCCTGCAATTTCGCATATCGCTTGATTGAGCGTTTCGTAATGAACCTCGCAGAAATCAAGAAGTACTCCGTCGAGATCAAATACAATCAGCTTCATTTGACTTTCAGATGAGAAACCATGTAAGCCATGTTCATCATCGCACATCGTGGGAATATAGATGGACCACACCCGGAGACCGAGAACAGGGAAGTTACGATCAGTATCGCGATTGCAGCAGGGTTCGACTGTGAGATTGACATATGGCTAATAGGCGACCAGTTATGGCTTGGGCACGATAAACCTGAAACTAAAACATCAATGCAGTTCTTGACGCAACACCGGGATTCGCTATGGGTTCACTGCAAGAATCTCACTGCACTCGTCTTTCTCAAGGATAAATTCAACTGCTTTTTTCATGATAAGGATACCTATACGATTACTAGCAGGGGGTTCATATGGGGGAACATCGGTAGTCCAACGACTGATAAAGTAATATGCGTTATGCCACCAGGTGAAATCGGGGAGGCACTTGGAGTGTGCACGGATTTCCCAAAACACTATAGAAAGAAAACAATGTCGGGTGAGGGCGGCTACTTTTGAATATTCAATACTTGAAACAGATGAAAACAAAAGGGGTCTGTCTTCCATTGTTCGGCTTCCTCTGGAGTAAGAGAACGGAGCCTATCAAGTAGCCTAGAGTCTACGATTTCGTGCATCGGCGCAAGTATATCCTTCATTTTCAATAGTGATACTGTGCTGTGCTGGTTCATTTGAATACAAATTCCAGCACACGCAGTTCGATATGAAAACTCAACATCTTCTCCTTCTGCCCAGCACTTTGTTTCATCGAGCGGGTAACGAAGTGCAACATCTTTCTTTACAACGTAGTATGCGCCCGATATATATGCGAGTCTTGCTATCATTGGAGTTAGCTTGAAATCGTATGGGAGCAGACACTGTGAACCAAACCCGCTATCGATTGAACGCATATACGGTGAGAACAGTAGATAGTCTCTGAACCGAGATCCGTCTAAGTTCAGGATCCGATTAATACATACATCGAACGAGTTTCCGAACTGTAAGAAGCCGGTATACCAATCGGCGTGAAAGACTACGTAATCATGTAGTAGCACCACGTTCTCAAATTTCGCAAGCTGGCATATCAAGTTCTTCTTCCGAGTTATCCATTTGGGTTTAGACTCGTCAAATGGAATGATGTCTATATGCGATGCGCCGGACAAGAATCGAAGTGACGTGTTTCCCACGATTATGATCTCATACTTTGGGATACACATGACTCGGATGGAATCCACTATCTTGGCAAGGTTTCCATCCGACTGTCCATCCGTAATAATTCCGAAAGTAAACTCCATATCTCAACACAAGAAAAACGGTTATGCAGTTCAACCGTGCGAATGGTCGGTTTATGCGTGCACAGAAGTCAGTAGACTTGATGGAAGAAAAGCTACTGATCCTCTATATTACAAACAACGATAGGGGGTTCGTGTTTAATCGATTCATCGACGAGGTAAACAATGCTGCATGTAAGGGTAATATTCATCTTCTCATTGTGAACTCGACCAACGACGACGTATATTCTTCTCGCATGAATGGACTAGGTATTCCATTCACGGTAGCATGTGTAACTTGTCATCGTAGCGACTATCTCCCAAAGATACGGTATGGTATACAGTTTGCGAAACAGTATGGATTCACCTACATGATGAAATGTGATAACGACATTATCATTCCGTCGTATACGCTGGAGTTTATGTACGCTAAACGCAAAACAGTCGATACGGAATTGACATTATCTCCATCGTTATCGACCGGAATACCTTCCGTCGAATACTTTATCGAGTCGCTCTTTACTCCCGAGGAGGTCGAGTTGATTCGGAATGAATTCAAGCAGTGTGTGTTTCATGATCAAGAAGGGATATTCGACTATAGGCCTCTGAACAAATATACAACGGATGCTGAAAAGTGGAATCCCGCTGCCTACTTCGATGGTATCCGACAGTTAAGCGATTCAATGGTTGTAAATCAGGCTGGCAGGGATAACGATGGACACTGCAAATTCTACAGGGGAATGCATCCCGTCCGTCATGGTTTCGGAAATACACTCATAAATGACCTTATAGTAAAGAACCGAGACAAGGTGTTTCGCAACAAACAATGTTTTATTGCAACAGAGGAAAACATTTATCTATGTGACATGTGTTTCATGATCTCTACCGCTAACTACGACAGGCTGTTGAATGTCGAGAACCTCACGATTGACGGATGTGATGAGGTCCCCTTGAACAGATACGCATGGAATACCGGTATGAAGCATCAGATCATACAGAATGGGTATGCTATTCATATCACATACAATTGGAGGTGGTATTTGAACAACGTCGATGGTGGGAGCAATATCGATAAACCTACTGCATCGATCCGTGAGTTTGAGGAAGCGTTTGTGGAGAAGCTGTATGCAGATAGATTCGATATGTGCATTATGTACCTGACCGCGAACGATCGTCATTATACATTCAAACATACCGTGAAGACACTCAACGAGTCGAGTCATATTGATAAGATTCATTTGCTGGTCTTAACACATTGTGCCGACACTGCGTTCTATAGCGAATGTCTGGACGACACCCAAATTTCGTATACCATCAAATCGTTTGAGCCCAATAACAACTATATGAATAAGATACACTTCACCATTGACTTTGCAGAGAAAAACAGCATCCCATATATTGTCAAGCATGACAATGACATTATAATGGGATCGGCCCTATATGACCATGTCTTTGAACAGAAGGCAGTCCTGCAAGACGATTCGCGGCTCGTTCTTACGCCAACACTTACATCCGGAATACCAACATGTGACATGTTTATCGAGGACTATCTAACACAAGACGAGAAGGTGTATATGCATGGTCTGTTCAAGCAGCACTCGTTCGATTCTATATGGGGGGTAGACTACAGGAGTTTAAACTCACACACAACTGGAGCGTCGGAATGGGACTCTTCCGCGTTCTACAGAGGAGTACATGCGATTCAACACTATTATAAGGGAATCCACCCTGTCAGGGTTAACGAGAAAGCACTGGTTGAACTAAACAATCTTGTCATCAAATACAAGGACATAATTCTAGGACCCGATGCATACACCTTGTGGGACGACACTACGTCGCCGTATTTTTGTGATAGTATCTTCTGTATACGAACGGATGTCTACAAGAAGATCGTGAACGCAAAAGAGCTATTTATTGACTCATTTGATGAAGTCCCGTTGAACCGGTGGAGAGATATACATAAGCAGTCTATCGCGGTGATACGGCGCGGAACTGCAATTCACTTTATGTACAACGGTATTCCGAACTATCTTCACTATGAGTCGTCGTTTATCAATATGCTATAACTCATCTCAGATGAGTATCCGTTATAAGTGTGAAGAAAACCAAATCTTGGTGGGTTTCCATCAAGGTTTGGTTTTGTATTTGGGTTGTGTTTGAGTCCTCGGGGGTCTCTAGTTGCTGTAGGCCAGGCCACCCATGCCGCTCATCACGCGCAGCACGTTGTAGTTGACGGCGTAGACGCGCACCTGGGCCGTGCGGCCGGCGCGCACCGTGTTCACGGACACCGTGAGCTGCAGCGTGGCCTTGTCGATGCGCGAGAAGTTGCACGTGCCCGACGGCTGGTGCTCCTCCGGCTTGAGCGCGAAGGAGTAGACGCAGATACCCGGAGCAGTGGGCGTGCGCGTGTGGTGCTGGTAGGGCTGCACGAACGTGAAGTAACGTCCCTCGCGCTCCGTGAAGCGGTCCTGGCCGTTGAGCTGGAGCTTGGCGACCTCAATCGGGCACTTGCCAGAGCAGCGCGTGCCGGAGTCGAGGATGACCTTCGCCAGGAGGTAGTTGGTCGTGTCCTCAAACAGGTACTGCTGATCGTTGCCCGAGCCGATGATGTTCGAGTCCAGCCACGACGAGCCATACAGCGAAGGACCGACCGCAACACCGAGACCAGGCGTGTATGCACCGGAAGGACCATCGGCGGTCGTCGGCACGCGGAGGTCAGAGCCACCGCCACCGAGCGAGCCGCGGGCAAGAACGTCCATGATCACACCCTCCGTCGAGAAGTCGTCGGAGTAGTTGAACGGCTGGCAGCCGTTGACCTCCGCGATGAACGTGGGAGCCGGGAACGAGCAGTCAACGAACGAGTCGCGCTGGCAGACCCACACGAGCTCCTTCACCGGGTGGTTGAAGTTCAGCTGGATCTTGTTCGAGCTGGACGTGATCGACTCCGCGCCCGTGAACTGCAGCTGCTCGATGAGGTACTCGTGCGTCTGCTGGGCGAAGCGGCGGCGCTCCTCCGTGTCCAGGTAGATGTAGTCGATGTAGAGCGACGCGGCCGTCAGGGACTGGATCGCCGTCGGGGCAGATGTCTGGCCCGTAGTCAGCTCATAGTAGACGCAGTTGTTCCACTGCTCGAACTCCACGTTGATGCGCACCTCGTGGTACTGGAGAGCGATCAGGGGGATGGCCAGACCCGGGTTGCGGCAGAACCAGAACTGCAGGGGGATGTAGAGCGTGCGCGCAGGCGTGCCCGAGCGGGGGGCGCACGAGTTCGTCAGCTCAGAACCCGCGCAAGACACATCCAGCGCATAGCCCTTGCGGTCCTTCATCAGCACCAGGTCGTGGGTGTTGCCAACCATCTCATCGAGCGCCTTGACCGTGCCGACGTCCTGCGTAAGCTGCGTCCAGATCTGCATCCAGTCGCCATACTGGCGATCGATACGCTGGCCGCCAATCTCGAGCTCCACCGTCTTCACGACGCGGTGGCCGATGTAGTTGAGCCAGCGGAAGCGCTGGATCTGGCTGTTGTTGCCGTTCGCACCGCCATCCAGCTGCACCGCCGGGAGAACCAGCTGGATATACGTGCGGAACATGAGATCGGCGTTACGGTTGATGATGGCCGTCACACGCTTGTTGAAGTCGGCCTGGCCGTTGAACGTCACCTCAATGGACTCCATCGCGAAGTTCGTGTGACGCTTGAACAGCACCTTCCAGAACGTGATCTGGGGGTTGCCGCTGATGTAGATGTCCTGAGCACCATACGAGACGAGCTGAAGAAGACCACCACCCATATTGCTTGTATGATACTCAGCAACATTTTTTCCTCGGCGACTCTCCTTTAAAATACGCGGTTACCCCCATAGACATAGCAGAACCTACACTGAGGTATGTATAACTCTGACCCACCAACCGCTATCTGCCCAAGTCCAGTTTGAAGGCGACGAGTGAAGAAAGCCGCGTCCCCGCATGCGCACTGACTCTTGAGGTGCGTAATCTTGTCAGCCAATGGAATCACGGACAATATCTCGCCAAACGGGCGTCGATCCGAATCTCCAGACAGTCCAATCAAGTATACGATCTTATGGTGGGTATCTACCGCAAACTCTGCGAACGGGATCAGACCTTGAAAGAACTGAGCTTCGTCCACAATAATAACTGAAAAATGCTCGATAAAATCTGCAGTCAGGGAGTTCAGGGTATCCGTGGTATAACACGGAACTGAATCTCCGTTGTGGGTTGTCAGTTCATTCAAATTCACAAAGCGAGTATCCAGTGCTGGTTTTATAACGAGAACGCGCAGACCCTGAGATGTATACCGACGAACCAGATCAAGCGCATAGGTAGTCTTTCCGGCAAACATTGGACCGATAACAATCTCCAGTGCCATTGCTATTTACACCCGTCGGCGTGTATGCGACTTTCCACCCGCTATGGGTGCCCAGCATCGATATTTCATCCCTCCCTTATGCTTACGGCGTGTCCGCGCCATTTATACACACTTCGTAAAAATAAGTAATGGACCAGGATCAGCTCACTGCGGCAGTCGTCGCAGGAATCGTTCTTCTTAGTTCGTCTATCGGTATTACATTGTCCTTGTGCGGATGCTGCCGACGCCAACCGGGATTGTATGATCTTCAGGAAGAGTCGGAAGTATAGTCATGTTCGAGGACTGCAAGGTTGAGCTTCTGGAAACGTTTGGTAACGATCTTACCGTGGTGAACGCTGCACGGGTATCTCTTGGTAAGCATGCCACCGAGTTCACCGACAAGGATGCCAAGTTGATCAAGTATCTCGCAGATCATGAGCACACATCACCCTTCTTCCATCCTCAGCTGCGTTTCCGACTGAAGATGCCGATTTGGATGGCACGCGAATGGTTTCGGCACACCATTGGGTTCTCTCGCAACGAGGTCAGCCGTCGCTACGTAGATGATCCACCGACCTTCCATGTTCCTCACCTTCGCACGCGCGCACCGGGTAAAAAGCAAGGGAGTAATGACGATGTCCATCCGGAGGACGAGCGGTTCATGCAGTATCTGAAGATGCACTGCTGCCATTCGATGGATGAGTATAAGCATCTGTTGGCAAACAACATTCCGCCCGAGCAGGCGCGCATGGTCCTTCCCCAGAACATGATGACGGAGTT